GAATGGAGGAACTTGACTTAGGCTATCTGATGCGAACCATTGTTGCAAATGATTGTCCAAGTTTTGATTGTAATAAAAATCTAATGACTCCATAACACCTGCATCTTCTTTTTCTAAATACCCCTTGTAAGCATCTTTAACACTATTCAACACAATAGCTTCAGACATTTCAGGGATTATTACTCTATTAACAGACTTACCAAAGTTATACATTTCTTGCCTTCCTCTTGTTTTTCTTAACTTGTTTTGCTGTTCTCCCTGAACGCTTTAGCTCCATGTTCTTCCTTAATCTTTTTCTTTTATTATCTTTTGCTAACTTGTTAGGCATTACCAGCTCACAGTTGAACCAATCATTCTACGGATTGGGAATTTATGGCTTATTGCATAAGAACAAGCATCAAGAGCATGAGTAAGTTCTATCTGGCTTTTATCTAAACCACCTCTTCTATCTCTTTGGCATTGTTCCAAGTCCTTTATTAAGTATATACAAGAAGGATCAATAGTCATACCTATATTCCCCTCTGCATCTTTTAGCTTCCTATTAAGTGCATTTAGTCTATCTATGTGGCTTGGATGTGACTTTCTTGCCCTAATTAAAAAAGAATGATCTTTTAATATCTGGTGGTCGCTTCTTCTGCTTGTCGTGCTTCTAGCTTTTCCTGCTGGGTCGGGATACACCTCTATACCTGGTGCAATCTTTTTCATTGCTATTGCTAATTCTTCTGTATTGCTGTTCTTTAATCTTAATTCATCAAAGAAATGAATAGTGCCATTAGTATATTCACAAGCAAGAGTTGCTGTCATATAGTCTACATTAAAATCTACTCCCCACCAAAGTTTATTAGATAACTCATTAGTCTTAATACAATGTGTTTCTCTATCAAAATTGTATGCAGCTCTATTGCCTGTTGTTTCAAATGAACCTTCAAATTCTTGTTTAAATACAATCTCATCCATTGTTCTCTTTGCTAGGTTTATTTCTTCTTCTGGTACAAAGCCACCTTCTAGTGTAGTGAACTGCCATGACTTCCACTCTGGTTCTGATTGCCCTTTTAAATATAGATCATACATGGCATCATAGCCATTAGGCGTACCAATAAACAAGCATTCCCCTTGAGTGGTTGCTAACATAGGCATTACAATCTCTTCCCATACATGAGGCTTGATGTATGCCATTTCATCCATTACACATTTCGTAAGCTCCACGCCCCTCAAATTATTTTCATTGTCAGCACCTTTAACAGCTAATTCAGCACCATTATCAAAAACAACAGACATTTCAGATTCATTTAATTTAGCATTATCAAACCCTGCAAACATCTGTCTTAATATAGGAAACACTATCATCTTCCCTTGTCTGTATGTGGGTGTGATGAACCATCTTCTTTCATTAGGATTAAACTTATCTTTCATCAGGTACATTAAACTTAAAATAGTCTTGCCCCATCTACGACCACATACAAGAACTTTATACCTGGAAGAATTATTTAAGATTTCTTTTCTAGTTTTATTTAATGTCCAGTTAATCAACTAAATATCCTTTTAAATAATGATTTAGGCACTTTCTTTCCAGCTTTGTATAGTCTTTGCATCCTTGCAATGTCACTTGCCCTGCCTCTTCTCTTTGAACCCTTCAAGCCAGATACATACTTTTTAGGCACAGTCTTATATCCTTTAGCTTTGGCAACCCTTCTATTCATCTTTTTTTTCTTTTTAGTCATTACACTCCAACCTTCTTCATGGCTACCTTATGAGATTGTGTAAAGGTGCTACCCTTTTTCATAGCTGTTACCATTACCCTAAGATGTTTTCTTGTGTGATGTTTAGCGTGTCTCTTCATTGCAGATACTTGCCTCTTGTTTAACCCAGTAACATTTACACCTTTAACCTTCATTACCTTCTTCTCTTTCTTTCCATTCTAGCTAATATAGGATCATGCTTAATTTTTTTTCTACCCTTTACTATTTTAATAAATGAGTTTACTCTAGCACTTGCCCAACTGCTTGGGGTCATGCCTGGTCTAGTTCCAGAACCAACTGCTGCACCCAATCCTCTTTTATATACTTTTATCAAGGATGATTTCTTTATCTTGTTTTTCTTTGCCAGTATTCCTAGCCTCTTTGATATACTTGCTGATATTCTAGCCATCATCTATTACCATTACTTGTATTGGTTCAGACTTGGTTGTTCTTTCTTGCCTGTCTAGTGCCTTACCTTCTAATCTTTCTACTATAAATTGAATTGCCCTTAAATCACCCCTTTCTGCTAACTGAAATAACTTAGACACAACTACTTCCCTTCTCTCTTTGTCATTAACCTTAGTAAAGCTAAAATCTTTTATTAGATCAGTATAGGCATTTCTTCTACCATTGGGATTACCAGACTGCCCTTTTTTCCACATTGTCTCTGGTTTATGCCCTTTCTTAAATTGACCATTAACCCTTCTGATGTCCTTCTGTTTGTCACTCATACTCTACCAATGCCATTACAAAAGCCTTATTGAGTTTATCTATTAAGTCTTTTACTTTACTTGTATCTATTTCATACACATCAAATTCTAAGCGATAGTTACCTGTTGTCTTTAAATTTTTAATGCCAACTAATTCAGTTGTTAATACAACACCTTCTTTATTTTTTTCCACGCTTTTT